AGAGGCGCTATCAAGCGTAACTATGGTGGTGGCGGTGGTCAAACTACTACTGAAACAATTCCTGCATGGGCAAGACCAGCTATTCAAAATGTGCAATCTCAAGCTGAAAATCTTTATGGTAGTGGTCAGCTAGATAATGTTGCAGGTGTAAGTAATCTTCAACGAGAAGCTTTTACTACTGGTGCTCAAGGTATTAATCGTGCTACAGGTCTTGGCCTAGATACAATGGCAGGTCAAACGGAACGTTTAACTGGTATGGCAACCACACCTAGTGCTGCAACATTAGCTGCTCAAAAAGATGCTATTGTTCAGGGTGCTCAACAGAAAGTTGCTGGTCTTACCACTGGCTTTGGTCAAGCTGGTACACTAGGCTCTGGTAGACAAGCAGTAATGCAAGGTGCTCAGAACGCGGGTACTACTGCAGAACTAGCCAAGGTAGATGCTGACTACGAAAGCCAAATGTTTAAGAACAGATTAGCTGCCGAAGAAGCTCTTCAAAAAGGTGTTAGCACTGGATCAAACATTGCTGGTTCTGGTGCCTCTGGTATTGCTAATCTTGGTGGTCAACAACGTACTATTGAACAACAACAAGCTGATGCTCCTTGGCAAGCTCTCCAGCGTTATGCTTCAACTGTATATGGTAACCCTGCAAGGCAACAAACTACTGGTGGTGGTAAGTAATTATGGTTGATCTTGATAAGGACGATCCTTGGGCATGGACTAGGGAAGTTAAACAAGCTACACCATTAGGCGCTAATATATCTTCTTCACAAGAACAAGCACCACCTTCTATGCAAGCTCAAGGAGACCCTGTTACTCAACAAATTCAAGGGCTACTAATAAACAAGGGTATTAATGAGGGTATTGATGCTACAACTAAAGGCGGTAAAGCTGCTTATGATGCTTATAAATTAGGCAATGCCTTAAATGCTGCAGCTCCTTTAGCGGTTACACCAGAGGCTGCTGTCGGTACTTATAACTTAGGTGCTGGTGCTCTGACAGGTGCTGGTTCTCAAGCAGCTATGCTTGCAGCACAAGATGCCGCATTAACTGGTGCTGGTGCAACTGTTGGTTCTCTTGCTGCACCACTAGCTGCTGCGGGTACTGAAGCTGCTCTTGCTACAGGTGCTACCGCCGCTGCAGCCCCTGCTGCTGCTGGTTTAAGTGCTGCCGCTGGAGCAGGTGGTACTGCAGCATTAACTGCTATGGGTCCAGTTGGTTGGGCTATTGCTGCAGGATTACTTGCAAAGAAATTAAAATTATTTTAAGGAGATACTATGGGGCCACTAAGCGCTAAACAACATAGAGAATATCTTAAGCTAGACTCTCAACAACAAAGAGAGTCAATTAAGATGCAACAAGATGAACGTAGAAAACAACAACTACATGAAATCAAACTACAGGAAGCTGCTGCAAAGGCCAACCAAGGTATCGGTCATAAAGAACAAATGCAGCAAGTTAAGCTTAAAGAAGCTGGGTCACCTTTAAGTAAACCTCCTAAAATGAATAGACAAAAATTAGGTTTACCTTCAACAAACCCTATGGCGGGTACTGAGATGTTTAAACAGGGTCAACATAAACTATCACAAGGTACAGACACTGTTCCTGCAATGCTAACGCCTGGAGAGGCTGTTATCCCTGAACCAGCTGCACAGAACCCTGAAAACAAAGCTATTATTAAACGTATGGTAGATGAGGGTCGTCAGGCTAATGCATTAAGAGATGGTGCCGTTGATGTGCGTTATTCAGACGCGCCTGGACAAGCTAAATATCATGCAGATGGTACTACTCAAGTAACACCTTCACCTGCTGACCTTTATAAATTGCCTAGTGATAGAAAACCTAAAGAATTAACTTTAAATAATATTCTTAGCAATATAAAAGACGAAGTGCTTAAAGGTATTAGCCCTGCAGCTTTTCAAGGTAGAGCCGTAGATCTTGGTTATAAAATGTATAAGAATGCAACAAATACACAACCAATGGAAGATCTTTTAGAACAAGCTAAAGCATTTAGTAGGGGTTCAATTATAGGTGGAGCAGAACCTAACTCAATGAAAAAGTATTCAAATGGTACTACACAAGTTGTTCCATCATTAGCTTATGAACACCCTGATGTTCCTGGTTCTGCATTCATGGATGGTACTACCAAAGTATTTAGTCGTGGTTCTTCTGACCAAGCTAATTATAATAACGGTACTTATGGAGTGGTACCACAGCAAGTACAACAAGGTGTTGGGTATGCAGATGGTACTACTGAAGTAGATGATAGCTTAGGCTGGATCAGTAATTATAAAACACCTGCTGTAGTTGTACCGCCAGCTCCTGTCGTTGTGCCCGTTGCTGAAGTACCTGCTACTACAGCTACCCCTGTATATCGAAACACAAAAGAAATTCCTGCAGTTCCTGGTGTGACAGATTCTTTCCAACAATGGAAGAATGCAACAATGGGTGTTGAATCTAACTATGGTAACCATCCTAAGACTTGGGAAAAGAATAATGCTGGTGCAATGGGTCTTTATGGTTTAACTGAAAATACTTTTAATAGTATGCAGAAACAAGGTATGATTCCTAAAGAATGGAAGCATACTGATCAGACTCAAAACACACAAGCATCCGAAGTGTTAGCTAATGATACTTGGAAACGTGCAGGTGGTGATCCAGCTAAGGCTTCTGCTATCTGGTACTCTGGTCCCAAAGCAGTAGATGCTAAAACTGGTCAGATTAAATCTTTTAAAGACCCAAAGAATCCTGAATTCCCTGATACGTTAAAGTATGTAGATAATGTTAAAGGTATCTTGTCACGTAGTGAAGTTGCACCATTAGCTGCAACACAACCTACTGGTAGAGAATTACTCATTGCCAAGCAAGATCTTGCAACTAGTACCAACAAAGAAGTAAGACGTAAAGCTGAAGAAACATTAGCTAAAGCTAATCAGCCAATTCCAACTTTAGCTGACAATCGTAACACAATTAAATCAGAACCAGTAGCATATCCTACAACCCCAGTTATTAATGAATTAGAGCGATCTAAAGAATTAGCTAATGATACTACGTTGTCTGCAAGAGATAGGGCTTTCTTTGCAGAAGAAGTAAAAAGAATTGAAGGTAATGCTTTCAAAAAAGTAGGGGCATCGGAGCCTAAAAATGTAGCCCAACAATTAACAGGTTCACCTGTAATAGGTGACAAATTAATCCCGCCTCCTAAAGAAGTAACACCTGAAGTAGTACCTGAAGTAACACCTACAGAAGTCCCTAAAGACGAGGCACCTTCTTTAATTCAAACTCAACCTGAAGAAGCTAATAAAGCTATTGCAACATGGTCTCAAGAAAAAGCTAACATCATTAAACAGTTTGCTGATACTGCTCCTACTGTTAGTGAAAAGCCTAAAGAACAGCAATCATGGTTAGCCAAACAAATTGAAAGTGTATTCAGTGACACCGGCTTATTTAGCCCTTCAGAGCTTGCTCGCTTCGCTATTGTTGCTGCTGGTGGTATGCTTACTGGTGGTTCTACTGGTGGTTCACTTCGTTATGCTGGCCTAGATGCTCTTAAGTCTGGTGATGCTCGCAGAGCACAACAAGCTGAATATAAAAAGGCTGTTGGTATTAAAACAGAAGCTGCTGCTGCTCAACGTTCAAAAGATATTAACAAGTATTATGATGATGAGATTAATGCCGCAGAAAAGTCTGGACAAATTAAACCTGAATATGCTCGTGAACTTCGTAAAGCTGTTTTATCTGGTAATTTAAGTACAGTTGAGAGTGCGCTGGGTGATACTCAAAATAGATTTTCAACACCTACATATGCTGCCGGTCTTCCTGCAGATGCTAAACCTGTTTCTATTAAACAGCCAGGCCACACTACTAAGGTATCTGCTTTCTTATCACCTACATCTAATGAATATATTATTTTTAATACAGATTCAAAAGGTAATAATGTAATTAAAAGAGTACCAACTAGCCAATATGAGCAAGTTGGGCCTACTGAGGGTACAGCTGATCAAGCACGACAAGTGTTTATTGATAAACAAATTTCGCAAGAGTTGTTTGGAAGAGATCCCAAAACTAATAAACCATTGCCTGGAAGTTTACAAATGAGTAAACAAACAGTTGTTGCTCAATTAGATGAATGGGCTAAAGAACAGAGACGTTTAAACCTGCCTGATGACTACAGTTACTTTGCATCTACTATTAACAATGCTTTATCAACAGCTGCCAAGAGTGGTGAATTAAAACCGCATGTAGGTAAGCTATTAAGCATGGCAACTATTAACACTGCATCATTAACTGATAACGATAAGTATATCGGTAAGGATAACAAAGCAGTACCATCAAGCTACATTGGTGATGCTGTAAACAGTATTAATAGCTACTCTAAATCTGTTATTGATAACGATAAGAAGCTTACACCAGAGCAAAAGAAAGATCCACAAACTGTCTTACGGCAGTCAAGGGATATGATGGATAAAGCAGCTGTTAAGTTTGAAGCAGGTAAGAAATTATCTCCTGAAGAATTAGCAGATCAAGCCGTTAAAACGGGTGCTGTTAAACGTAATGATGCTCAATATAATAAAATTAAAGAAGCACCTAACTCATGGTGGTCTTATATTAATTATCAGATGGCAATTGACAAACCTAAAAAGGAATAACAAATGGATCTTAGACCTTTATCAGAAATTCCAGATGAGGAATTTAATTTAATTACTCAGAAAGGAGAAACAGTATCTGTAACACCTCATGACGCCGATACTTTTTATACAGAGAAAGGTCTAGGTAAACGTTTGGTTGGTCTTGATACAGCAGAAACCCCTAAGGTAACTCCTGTAGGTGGTTTCTCTGCTGGTTCTAAGCTGGGTGTAGCTCAAGCTACTATAGTACCACAAGTCTTAAAAGATTACGGCTTCAATAAAGAAGTTGTCGTTGGTAAAGACTTGTTTAAAAGAGACTTGATTGAACTTAGAAATGACAAGGGAGAGAGCGCAAGCTCTTTCCTGACTCAGCATCGTATTACACAGCCAAGTAAATTTACTTCAGACAATGACATGATTAAACGATCATATCAAATGTTTCAAGACTCTATGACGGTTCATAATGAAAAACCTCCTGTACAAAAAGCCAGAGAGTTTGTAGATGATGTCCTATCCCAAGGAACTACAATTGGTAAAATGCAAGCTAATACAATTGAAGAATACCAAGATTATGTTTCAAGTACAAGTAACAAAGGTTTAGCTGAACAAGAAAGTAATATTAAAGCTCTTGAAAAAAGAATGCAGTCTCCTGAAATCAATGCATTTCAAAGACAAGAAGTACTTACTAAACTAAACAAGCTAAAAGAAAATTATCAAACTAATTTAAATGCACCTAAAGATGTTTACCTTAACTCAATAGAAGGTGTCAATGCTAAAGGTGCTTATGGCACAATGGCAGAGCTTGGCAGAGCATGGGACTTAGGTTGGATTGCTGTTGCTAATACTGGTGCTAACTTACTTGAGTATACTAGTGATGTTCTTGACTCTAAAAAATTAGAAACAAAATCTAAAGATTGGCAATCAGACCTTAAAAGGGAAAGAAGATTAGTAGATGTTTCAGCCGGTGACAGAGATATTACTGGTGGTACCGTAACTACCTTAGATGATGTTGAAAGAGACTTCTCCAATATCTTTAAGTTTATTGGTACATCTGTGCTACAGTATGGCCCTCAAATGGGTGTCATGATTGGTGGCTCTGTTGCAGGTGGTTTTGCTGCTGGCCCTGCTGGTGCAATGGTTGTGCCTATGGCTATGGGTATTGCAGATGTGTATGGTGAGATGCCTGATGATGAAAAAAGTGTAGCAGTAGCCACGGCTATTGGTATGGCAGTAGGTGCTGTCGATCGTTTTGGCTTTGCTAAGGGTGCTATTAAAGGTGCTGACTTACTTACCAAAGAAGGTATTGCAAAAACAGTAACAAAGATTTCTACTTTAAAAAATATACCAGAAAAAGAAGCTAAAGAACTGCTTCATAAAGAAATCCTTAACATGGGTAAGGACTACGCAACAGTAGTAAAGTCAGTTGCTTTAGATCAACTAAAGAATAAACAAAACTTAGTTGACTTGGTTGGTGATATAACTAAACGTGCCGGTAAAGAAGCTGCTACTGAAGCTCTTCAAGAAGCAATGCAATACTCTGCAGTTGCCGAGTCTACTACCTTAGACTTTGATTGGAATGAACTATATAAGAGAACTAAAGAATCTGCTATTGTAGGTGGTATTCTAGGTGGGGCGTTCAATGCTCCTGGTGCTATGAATGATAGGTCTACGTTTAATGAACAATTAAACATGATGTCTGGTATTGAAACAAAACCATTAACATCTAACTCTAGGATGGAGCAAGAAGAAATTGCCCGTAATGGAACTAAGCTTGATGATATTGAACTGGCTAATAGGCTAAGAAATTATTCTAAGACAGGTGCTACACCGACTAATTCATTAAAAGACTTAATTAAAGTAGGAACTACACCTAATACTTTGTGGCAAGACTTTAAAAGCTTGATGACTAATGGCGGCTTGTTCTCTCAAACAAGAGACAACAACTTAAACCCATTCATACAGTTTCAGGGTGGTAGAGAGATTGCAGGTATCTTTGATGCTGCTAATGTGAGAGGTGTGTACTCAGGTATGTCACCCTTTAAGCGCATACATTCAATGGCAAATAGCGTAATGTCTTTGTTTCCTAGTAATAGTGAGAAAAGAAAACTGTTTGATACTGATAACAATAAAGATATCGGTGAGATTGTATTAGACTCGTTTAACAATAATAACCCTAATCCAAACGCTATTGCTTACAGAAAGAAATTAGACGAGATGTCTACTTCTCTGGCAGATAGTATTGACGAGTTAGGTATTGGTTCTGGTTGGGTAACAACCGATCTAAGACAGCCTGATTACTTTTTAAAGAACCAAATCGTAGACCCTAACTTAGTTAGAGCTAATGTCCAAGAATTTATGGATATTATTGAGGCTAACTATAAGTCTAAAGGTATGATTTCTTCTCCTGTTAACAAAGCTTTTCTTAAAGACTTAGCTGACAGGATTACTGATAACTTTACTTATCGAGAAATGAAAGACTTAGAATCATTGGGTATGCTAGACAACCCTGTTTTAAACAAATTCAGATCTAAAGATGTAGAGCACAATGCTACTAGGTTAGTAGAAATGATTTCAAGGTCAGCAGTTAAGAACACTATGTTCGGAGCTAATGGTGAAGTGATTGCTCGTGGTATCCAAAAGATGTTAGATAGCAATGAGATTACAGATGCTGAAGCTTCTCAGCTTGCTATGAACCTAGATGAAATGCTTCAAGCATTTGATGGTAAGCTAAATGCTCCACAAAGTGCTATCATAAAAGGTGCAACAGAAAACTTAACATTCACTACTATGATGGTGTACATGGATACCTCTTTGTTTGCTAACTTAGCAGAAGTAGCTTATGGTGCATTAGGCTTATCACCTAAGAACATGGTCAAGTACTTTGGCTTGGTAGCTAAAGAGTTTGCCTCAGATGTTGCAGCTAAGTTTACTCAAGCTGGTAACAAGATTACTAAGGGGTATATACCTTCTGTAGAGGAGCGTGAGCTATCCAAGTCTAAAGATATGATGCAACACACAGGTCACTTTGGTAAGATGAATGATATTGCCTTCAACGTAGGCGCTAATATTAACACTCAAGCTAAAAGAAATTTAAGCAAGCTTATGTTTAAATTTAACTTAGTTGAATCATCTACTAATGCTGTTAGAGCTGCCCGTGGTGCTATTGCTTGTGATGAGATCAATAAGCTTGTAAGCATTATTGCAGAGTCACCTAACAGTAATGATATTACTCGTTGGGCGAGAGATCGTTTAAGTTACTATCGGATGGATCCAGATATCCTTGTTAATATCTACAACCAGATTGGTCAAATTTCTGTAGATAGTTTAGAGACAATGAGTCCTTCTGACCCGTTGTTTAATAAGCTTGGTACTCAATTGACTAATGGTATCACAAACTTTATCGATGAGTTTAGTTCCAGACCAGAACCAGGCAGTACAGCCAAGCTATTTGATGACAGAAGGTTTGACTTAGTTACTCAATTCCAAAAGTTTACTTGGCATTTCACTTCAAATGTAATACCACAACTATGGAACATGTATATCAAGAGGGGTAAGACTGAATACTCTTATTCTTCTTTCTCACTGCTAATGACTTCCTTTGCACTTGCTTATGCAGGTATGTATCTTAAGGATGCTTTACGTGGAGAGGAAGCAGGAGATGATGAAAGAAAGTTTACAGATAGATTAAAGAAAGCTTTTAGCTATTCTATTGGTGCTGCACCTATGGATATAGTTAACAAAGTTTCTGATGCAACAGCAACAAGAGGTGATGGCTCTCTTAAAACAAACCCATTTAAATCCTTATTAGGTCTGTCTCCAAGTGTTAGCTTAGCTGTTAATACTGGTCAAGATGTTTATAAGGTAGCTACCGAAGAGGAGGATGCTAAGGCAAAATCCGCTTTGATCCGTAGAATCCCAGTGTTTGGTGAATTACCAGCAGTAAGGGAATTATATAAAAAGGAAAAGTAAATGTCGTTAATTAGAAAAAATGGTGGCCCACTAGGTGGTAGTGCTGCTGAACCCGCTTTAGTCCCTGAGTCAGTTCAAAGGCAAATGGAGGTTAACCCCTTCCCTTCAGGCACAAGCTTAGTACAGCCTGGTGATCCAGCTTCTTTGATGCAAGCACCAGAGCAGCCTCAATATACTACACAAGATGTACCTCTACCATCCGAGTATGGTAGTACTACAACTTCTGAAGTCGTTCCTATGATGGATGAGAACGTTGACGTAGCAGAGCAAGCTCAAAAGTTTGCCGAACCTACTATGATGCCTGACTTTTCCAGTCCAGATGCAGCATTCACTACTATGCAACAAGCTGTTCAAGATGTTGGCCCAGCTTATGATACTTATGGAGTTGAAAATCAACGAAGAAAATTTACTTCAGAAGGTAATGAAGCTTTAAGCTTAGCCAAGCATGCATCTGACTTCTCAGAACCTATCTTTGAGGGTAAAGGTATTTTTGGTAATGAAGCTCTAAGCAACCTTTATGAAGAGTCGCTAGGTATTACTGAAGCAAATAAAGATTCTGTTGGTGGTGCTATTATGTTAGCAGATACCAGCGCTTTAATTCGAGTTCAACAACGTAAATATAAGTCTCAATTAGATGATACAAAGTCTGGTGACGTAGAAAACAGAACACAAACTTATTCTGCTGAAGAGTTGTTTGGAAAATCTACTGGTGGAACACCTGAAGAACGTAAAAATATTTACCAAGAAGCAACTACTGTTATTTCAGCTGACCCAATTAACCAACCAATTATCAGTTCATTTATTAATGATATTCAAGAGCAACTTGGTAAAAACTTTGCCAAGCCAAATACCCCAGGCGGTACTGCTGCCCCGCGAAAAGTACCAATGGAAGTTGCTCAGGCTGAGTTCTATCGGCTATATGAAGATGGTTATATTGATTTAGGCAGGGACAAAGCAGGTAGGTATTATCCTTTACTTACTGATAAGAGTGAAACCATGCTAATGGATACCCGTCACGCAGCTGCTCTCTACGATGTTGAACTAAGACTAATGAATGTTAACGAACCAAATGTTCGGTCACAATCAAACCCTCCAGTTAACAATGCGTTAGCTGGTAAAGGACAACAATATGTTTCTAAAGATGGTCGCGTTATTGGTGGTAAGAACCTTGTAGAAGCTGCTGTTATTTTTCAATCAGCTGTAGCTACAAGGCCAAACCCAGCTGCTGTTAGTTTGCTTACACAAATGCAAGCTGCTGCTATAGCTATGCCAAGTGGTGTTTCTTTATTAAACCCAGCCAAGTTTACTTATAATGGTTCTTATATTAGTGATGGTGTTGCTAATATTGCTGGCATTAACCCTGCATTCATTGGTAGTTCTTTTGTTGAGGATCAAAGTGGTTTTGTTATTCCAAACGCTTTCTCACAAAGCCCTTATGCTAAAACAATAGCTGATCTTTCACTAGCTAAAGTAATTGAAAAAGTAAAAGAGTTAGTAGCAGATAATGTACCTGCCGGTAAGATTGCTCAGACAGTATCTGAGATTAATGATAGAAAAGCTCAACAAATTAACAAGCATATCAAAGATTACTTATCCGGTAACTTAGCTAAGGGTAATAGATTCAACGTATTTAAAATTTCTGATTTTACTTTGCGTATGTTCCCTATGGCTACTGATATTAATCAAACTAACCATTCAGGAACTATTAGACCTGGTAGTTATTTTGGAGCTAAGTATGCTTCAGTAATGCAAGGTAATTTAGGTTCTAGTTTAAATAGAGTAAAGTCTATAGCTAAAAATGTTTATGATACTACTAATAGAACTGGTATTAATGTTGGTGTGCATATTCAGGAGCAGTTATACAAGCTTTCCCAAGAAGAAAGAGTATTACTAGACGCACACTACCAAATTGCTAAGTTTGCTGAAGACTTTGGTATCCTTAAAATGCCTAACATGCGACCTGTTCCTCAAGACTATATTGAAGCATTGACTCCACAAGTAATGGAACAGATGGCTGCTTATGGTAAGACTTTTAAATCATGGGTTGAAGGCAACTTACCCACTAAAAATGAGCAAGCTAACTTACCACCCGCATTTAATAATGAGCTAGATAAATTCTTTGAAAAGAAAGAATGGGGGCCACGAGTCTTCAATGCTATCATGGCTTCAAACATGGTTGATGCGGCTAAAAAAGGTGGTGGCTCAGTTACAATGGATGCTGTTATTGAGACAGATGCTTCCCAATCTAATGCTTTCATTATTGCCTTACTTATTGGTGATATTGAAGTAGCCAATATTCTTGGTGGTTATTTTGGTGGTGATAAAGCTTTTGAAGATATCAGGTCTAAATATAAAGACTTAAGAAACTTAGTATCATCTACTATTAATCAAGACATTGATGAAACAATGACTAACCCTGATGAAGCTATCCGTAAAGAAGCTATCAGATCTTTGTTTGATAAAGCACAATCCATTCATGGCTCTGCATTTGATAAGATGTATGCCCGAGGTATTGTAGTAGCCGGTCTCTATGGTAAACATGCTGAGTTTATGTTTACTGAAGTTGAAACAATGCTATCTAAGTTTGCTATGTCAACTGATATTGAAGCGGTAGAACGACTATATCCTAATAGACAAATGTTTATTGAAGATATTGCTTCTATTTATTCTACTTCAATGAAGAAACACTTAGCTAATCTACAAGGTTGGCAAAAGGTTACTTCATCTATCGGTTCAATTAAAGCTGCTTTTAATGGAGCAACTGAGATTAAAGGTCCAGGTAATACTAAGCTTGACTTAGGTACTAGCTGGGCTACTCAAATGGAAGATGAATTAAATACCGTTCGTAAAGTATCTGGCCTACCTGAAGAAGCTATGCCTCTTTCTGGAAGAGCAAGTGGCTTGGCAGCTCCTGGTAATGTTGGTAAGTCAAGAGAAGATATCCAGCAAATGAAGGAAAGACTTCAAAAGTTAAACCTAAATATTGATGATGTGTTAGATCAGATTACTGCTTATGCCTTTCCTGGTGATAAGCTACGCAAGTCTTTACCTGTTACTGTTATCCAATCCTTCGATGCTTATCAGATGGCAGCAGCTATTGTATATGCTAACCAAGGTAACACATCAGGCATTCCTTTAAATGTGGTATCAATTCATGATGCAACAATTACTGCGCCTGGCTCGACTCTTTTACTTTATAATGCTTATAACAATATTGCTCCATATATCTTGGCTAACGAAAGTGAGCCTCTTATCTCAAGCTTGAAAACTTCTATGCAAGAAGATTATAAAGCGGCTGACATAGATGTTAAGAAATCTGGTAAAGCAAACATTGGTACTATGGGTAAGTATAAAGCTCTGGGTGGATACTTTGACAGGATTTATGTAAACTCAAATATGATTCCTCGCAGTGAAGAAAGAGGCAGGGTTGATGAAGACCCGTTATATGGTAAGACTCTAAAAGAATATAATAAAAAGATTCTAGATATTGCTATTCGTAATGGTTGGAAACCACCTACTGAAAGAAACGCTGTTGCAAGAGATAATTTAGTTATTACTCCTGCACAATTTAGTACTTTATCAAAACTTCTTTTAACTCATGCTGGTTGGACTACTAAAACAGATAGCGAAACTTTCCCTGAGCTAGAAGCTATTGCAGCTAATTATAAGAAAGAGTCTAAAGGATTTAACTTTAATTACAGAACTAGGAATTACACTAAGGCTGAGAAATTCAATGCTAATAACAAGACATTAATGAATGCGATGCGTACTAATAAAAATCAAATTGTGAACGCTAAGTAAACAAATAAAAACCCCTACTAGGATTATTCCTAATAGGGGTATTTTTTTTTATTGCTTAATAAAGGATGCACCTTTAAGTGCGTCTTGATAATGCTTATCTGCAATGCTTCTTGCTTGGCCTTCTGAGTAACCAGCCTTTGTAAGATCGTTAAAGTTTTCTTGCTTTACAGCCAAACGAATTGCTTCATTAATCTTGGGTGTATATGCTAATGCGCTATCCAAACCATAGTGCTGGCATAGTTCCATATCATCTGTATCGCCACCTAGCATGGCATCATAGTTATGACTCTTGTTCATTTAATACTCCTTTTTAAAGTGGCATCAATCATCCACTTATATTTACTGACACCAGTTAGGTAGTCACCAATGTAGGTTTCTAAAGCGTAGCAACCACAGGCACCTGCTGCTTTATAAAGATCATTCCCAATATCAAGTAATGATTGGAAGTCTTTAGATAGGCACATGTACATATCTTCTGGTGCTGTAATCAAGGTATCTTCTTCAGTTGAAGACATCTCAATTAAGCTTTTCAGAGTAGTAGGTGTAGCCTTACTCATCTGCCTAATTTGTTCTCCGATACTATCGCTTTCTTTCCACAAGAAATCATATAGCTCATTAAAGAACTCATGATCTTGTGAAAAGTTTTTACCTTCTACATTGAAATGAAAGGCATGGGTCTTATAGTACGTTACAAAGTTTGTAGCATATAAGCTACGAATCAGTACCAGAAGTTGTTTGTTCATTTTCTTTATCCTTTTCTTGGAGAGGTAACTCTACCTGCTCTTTTAATTGTTTACCAAAGATTGCATCCCAATTACTCTGGTATTTCTGTTCATCTGTAGGTCTACGACCACTACCTTTGCCTGACATAATGGCTCTCTATGTTATTTGTTATCCAAGGTGACATTAAAATCACCCTCCTGATAGCTACCCCATCCCATTTCAATAGACAGGCTCTCTAGCTCTAGGTTTAATAGGAACTGTTGATCGGCACTCAGGATTTCTTCTGGAGTGAGGTCATGGTCAGGCATCATATCCATAATATCATGTTTATTAATCATTTAAAACCTTAATCTCTTCTTTAATATCTCTATCTTTAAATTTTTTAGTTCTTGTATTAATAATATTAATATAATTATCTTTATTATTTTCCATAAATACTTTTAATTTAGTAAGCTCATTAATAATTAAATCTAATTTATCTAATTTAGGTTTAATATCTTTGGCGGTATAAATACCCAGATCAATACATACCTGACGATTGCAATCACTAATTTTAAATTGAGACTCAAACATCCATCCTTCTATTGAAGCACTAACCTCAATAGCAGCCATACCTTCATTCTTGTTTAAAAATTTTCTTGAGTTATATTTCTTAGCCATTACGTTTACCTTGTTGATGCTTACGGCCTGGGCCTACCTTAGTGAAGGAAGGGGACTTACCACGGTTATGCATGAAGAGCATTACTTCATTACCATTGAAACAAGCTTTGTAGAATTGTTGTGCTAAGTTAAGTGTTTGATTATTCATATTACCTTTGATTAAATAAGTGGTGCGGCTGGAGAGATTCGAACTCCCGACAAGCGGTGTAGAAGACCGCTGCTCTATCCAACTGAGCTACAGCCGCTTTACTATTAGGTTCCAGCTAGTTTTGACCATCCCCAGTCACCGTTCATACCATTGACTGAGTACTCAGTGACTCGTTTCTCAAAGAAGTTATCATGAGAAACCCCGTTAAGAATCCAGTCCAGCCAAGATAAAGGATTCTCTTTTACCTTGAAGTTAGTCTTGAGACCTAGCTGTAAGAGACGCCGGTCAGTGATATACCGGATATAGGTCTTAACTTCTTCAGCTGTAATACCTTGAATGTTGTATTGCTGAAAAGCTAAGTCAATGAATCGATCTTCAAGATCAACAACATCACGGGACATTTGATAGATCTTAGACTTGAATTCATCGTTAATAATCTTAGGATGCTCTTGGCAGAATTCCCTGAATAGTCGTGAGTTACCTTCTACGTGGATTGTTTCATCACGGATAGACCACTCAACTACAGTACCCATACCTTTCATCTTGCCGAACCTTTGTAGGTTAAGCAGCATAACGAATGAAGCAAACAGGGATACACCCTCATTCAACACAGACTTAGCTAATGCCAGTGCAAGACCAGCCTGTGTACTGTTGTCTGATGCAGACATGAATTCAATCTTATCAGACATCTCTGAGTACTCAAGGAACTTATGGAATTCCTCATCAGGTAAACCAAGTGTATCATTGAGTAACGCATATGCTCGTTGATGAGTACCTTCTCGGGTAGCAAATGAACCTAGCATAACACGGACTTCATTGTTCTTAAACTTAGGGATTAGGTAGTCATAATAGTTTTGTCCAACTTGAACGTCACCTTGAGTAAATAATCGTAAGATGTTTGTAATGAAATCCTTTTCTTCTGCTGATAGCTTAATCTTCCAGTCATTAATGTCTTCAGATAAGTCAGCCTCATCCTCAGTCCAATGAATCTCTTCATGTTTCTTTGTAATCTCCACTGCCCATTCATGATTGAATGGTTTATATGTTTTAGAAAAATTTAGTAATGATGACATATTAACCTTCACAAGCCTTACATTCGTTATCTTCTGTTACTGTACTGGTGTCGTCACTTCGTAACCGATTATAGAGTTCGTTAAATCCACCAATGTATTCTCCATTAAGATACACTTGGGGTAGACTTCGTACATCAGGTCTTCCAGTAATTTCAGCTGCTGTTTTACCTGTAGTAGTGATGTCAATATATGCATATTCAATTCCTCTTGAGTCAAGGAGGGATTTAGACATGGCACACTGGGGGCAGTTGGGTTTTCCATAGATAATTGTTTCCTTAATCTCTTCCAATTTATTTTCTTCTACTTTCTTTGATACATCTTCAGCGCGTTGTTTAGCCTCTGTACGAAGGTAATACAAACCTTTAAGACCCTTATTCCATGCTTCATAGTGAACTTTGTTTACATATGATCGGTCAGAGTCTGCTGGGAAGAATAAGTTAACTGATTGCCCTTGGCATATATAGTGTTGACGATCAGCTGCATGTGCAATGATCCATGATTGATCTAACTCAAAGGATGTTTTAAATACTTTCTTTTGATCTTCATCTAAGAAGTCTAATTGATTTACTGAACCACGATTAGTAATGATTGATTGCCATACCTCATCAGTGTCTTTATCCATTTTACGTAGCATGTTACTTAAGTACTTATTCTTTACAAGGAAAGAACCAGCACGAGTACGGTGTGTATAAGCATTTGCCTTATTAGGTTCAATGCTTGGTGATGTGCTAAGTAGAATACCTGATGAAGCGTTAGGTGCAATAGCCATCAAGTGTGAGTTGCGTCTACCACTACCAGCCATATCAGGAGCTTCACCCCTGTAGTTACCTAACCACTCAGTCTCATTTAGAGCTTGTCGTTTGATGTTTTTAAAGATAGAAATGTTTTTAACACGAGCGTAATCAGAATCAAAAGAAATGTTATTACGTTGTAGGTACTCATGGAAACCCATAGCACCTAAACCAATAGATCGTTCCTGCATAGCTGAATACTTGGCACGACTAAGTACATCAGGGGCATTTTCAATAAAGTATTCTAGTACATTGTCTAGCATACGAACAAGGTCTTCTACCAGATGAGTACTCTTCCATTCATCATAGTACTCCAGGTTTACGGAAGACAAACAACATACAGCAGTACGCTCAGCGTTAGTAGGTAAATGAATTTCATTACATAGGTTGGATCCATGAACAGCTAGCCCTTTATCTTTAAGCTCTTGGGGTAATGCTTCATTAACAGTATCAATAAAGTTTAGGTAGGGTTCACCAGTACGAAAACGAGTTTCAAGTAGCTTAGCCCATACAGTACGTGCATCTAGGAACTCATTTGTTTTACCAATCTTAGGATCAATTAGCTCATACGTTGAACCGCTTTTAACTGCCTCCATGAACGCATCAGTAATATTAACTGCATTATGGATGTTAAAAGCTTTACGGTTGGTGTCACCTGTAGGAACACGAAGACCAATAAACTCTAGGATATCGGGATGAGTGATATCTAGGTATGCTGCATAGGAACCCTTACGAGTTTTACCTTGTCGATAGGCAGTCATGTCGGCATCTACAGTATGTAGGAATGGGATTGGACCAGGAGCTACATCAGAGACTGACCTTACATCAGACCAATGACCACCAACACCACCACCCATAACTGACAACCAACGTAACTCAGAGCTATGATCAATCAAACCTTGTACAGTATCAGGGACATATGCTAAGAAGCAGCTGATAGGTAAACCTTTAGTTTCTTTACCTTTTTCAGGTGCATTAGACAGCACAGGAGAGGCAAACATAAACCACTTCTTAGATACAGCATCATACAATCGTTGTGCTAAGTCCTCATCTCGCTTTCCTTTATACACACTCCAAGCCCATGCAGCACGAGCATACACATCTTGGGGTGACTTATCACCTTCCTTGGCATAGAAATCCATGATCATGTCTACAGCATAATCAGTTAGTAAGCTATCACGATGGTAGTCAATATTAATCTTCATTGTTATCCTTGTTGGTTTTGTTTGTTACGGTATTAGGAACCGGCTAATCTCGCTAATCAGCAAAAGAAATATTTTGAATTAGCAATCTCGGATAAATCAAGATTACCTAGCTCTGGTTGTTGGAAAGTGAATGATTCTTTATTATCCATAAGAGTATCTTGTAGGATGTCAAAGAAGTTTTCTACATCATACTGTGCCATGAAAGTCATTTTAGTTATCTCTTGGAGAAAATCCACTTCCGAAGCATGCGAGCTAAATGAGTCGTGGACTGCGCCAAATGAACCATTGAAACCGATAATAGTGTTAGCCATATGTGCAGCATCATAGGAATGAACAACGTTAGGGCTAATACCAGACGCAAAGCTACGCCGACAGGGTACGCGTTCACCAGTTTCTTTATTGAGAACATCCACCCTGATAACGTGCATGACACGCCCGTCTTTGTTTCCTGTAATACCTTTAATAGTTCCACGTTGTTTTCTTTCATGTTGTAAGTAAGACTTATATACTACAGGAAAGCCACTTGGCGTAGTCCAGTTAAGAGTATTCCTGCCAGAGTTCAACTCATGTTCAGCAATCTTTTGTAGATACTTAGTAGTCTTTAATGGGCCAGCGCATACTGCGTTGATAGCCTTAATTAAATTACCTGCAAGCTCAGTACATTGATCTTCAGTAATGTTATACTTAACAGTAAAACCTTCTACGTGACAATCATCATACATGTTCTTAGCAATACGTTGTTTACCGGCTGAGTAAGCACGAGTCATTGAGCCTCGTTTAGCAATTCCCTTTCGGATATGCTTCATAGGCATTTTCTTTTCGGCAAACCAGTCAGGCATAACCGTGATAAGCTCTTTGGCTACTGCTACATAGAAGTCTTTTTGGATAGGAGTAGGTACAAGGGATACTAGCTCACCTGCTTGTTTGTCCTTAGACATAGCAGCTAAGTGTTGCCATCCATTATTACTACCATCAATAGGGATAGGGAACCCACTCATGTACTCTTGCCTTAAGATCTTGCACTTATGGTAGGATGCAATCTCGATACAGCAAGCCAGAAAGCTATAGGGCTTTTCAGCATCTTGATCGATGTACTTAGCACGAGCAGACCTAATAATGAACTCAAGATTATGTTTAACCCAGAGAGCACGATCATCTAGAGTCATCTTGTCTACTGAAATAGTATCAAGACCTTCACCAGCTAGGTAGGTTACGTAGTCAGTTGTTAACCATGTTAGTTGCTTAAGCTCGTCAATTGTGTATGACTTATTAAAGCAAGCAGCAGTATGTACTGACAACCAGTAGTAACCACGTTCATCAACAACCTTTTTATTAGCAAACAAGAACAGTGAACGGGCTAAGTCTGAACCTTGAAACTCAAGGAATGACTCTACATAGTATACACGACCACGATAGTCACAAGATACTTCTTGATAGAAAGTATTAGCACCGATCATATCAGCCTTCTTTAGCACTTGATTGTACTCAAAGTACTTACTTAAGATACGCTGTAGCTTAGGGTCTTTCTTACCAAGGAACTTAGTACCATCTAAGTGGTTTAATTTCTTTGGTAGATGATCGTTCTCATGATGGATGTTATATAGCTGGATCTCTCCATGCTGATCAACAAGCTCCATGACTTCTTTAGGTTTGACTTCCTTCATAGCAGCTAACAATGGATGATTTAGTTTCCATGGTTGCTGACGAAGTGTCTCAAGAGCTTTGATGAATGGTTTATCCAAGTGACTATGAAACAGTTTACTGTTAGTCCACCCTTTAATGAAAGGTTCTTTAGTTAACTGACTATACAAACCAGCAATAGGTAGTAGTGGTTCAAATGACGTACCAATAAGAGTAGGCTTAATAGCGTCATCCATATTAACAATAGAAACTAGGTATGGGGCCTTACGACCATCATACTCACGGAAGATATCAATCAGCCCGTCTTGCAGGAAAGTTTCAAGGAGTAAGTCTCCAAGCGAGAGAGTCGTTTTGATATCTGTTTCATCTGCACCGATAGCTCTAGCAATTCGTTTTCCGATAAGGTCACTGGCAAAAGTAAGTTTAACGCTTGCTGAGTGTGTTGCATTTTTATTTCTAATGCAGTACCGTAGCAGAGTATCCCAAGCTTCATTGATAAACCTTTCTAGATCATATTCCCAAGTTGAATGATGCGCTAAAAGTCGAGCGCCTTCATTGTAGATCTTATCAGAGTTGGGGACAACTTTTGATACACGTTCTGTAAGATATTTTAGTGGATTCATTTATTCAAAGTCAACAAAGTTAGTGTGCATTAATCGACCTGTAGCAGTGTCATACTTAGTACTACCACAATCACCAGTGAGACCAGTGAATCGTGATTTAAGTACTCGTAGTTTGATAGTGTTACGAGCCAGATCAGTTGCAGCAATCATATTACGGGCAAAGGCAATGATATCAAAGCTAATTTGTTTGATAGAGCCTGAACCCTTGATGTCATCGATAGAAGGTAGGTGACCTTCTTCAAATGGTTTTTCACCTTTACGCAGGTGAGATACAACTCCAAGCCATACGTTATGTTTCTTACATACCTTAAGTAGGTCAGACATAACAGAGTCAACAGCTTCATTACCTGTTTTACCCTTAGCACCTTCAGATACAGCAATAGTGATGTGATCAAGAATGATATACTTACAACCCATAAGAGCTAAGTGTTCAAGCTTGTCTACAAGAGACTCATCACCTACAGAACCTTGGTGGTCTAGTAGTACTAATCGTTCATCACCGAATACAGTCTTGAAGGCAGCATACTGTTCTTCCTCAGATACATCATCTGTATTGAGGTTCTTTCGTAACTGCATACCAATAAACTTCTGGGCAGAGTCACCAATAGATTCTTCTAGTGATACCATACCCACCATATCAGTAGTCTTGTCCAGGATTTCCATGACAATTTCTTTGATGACAGTTGACTTACCGGAACCAGTACCTGAAGTGAACAGTACAATCTCACCCAGACGCATACCATATAGCTTATCATTGAGACTCTTAAGGCAGTCAGGATAAGGTAGTGATACCGTTGTTTGTTTACGTTGGAACTGTTGCCAGATCTCTTCACCCTTAACTACACCAGCAGGGCTGAATGTACGTGCATCAAAGATACAGCTCATTAAGGCAGCTGAACCTTGTTTGATTAGCACATCACAAGGGTCTTTCTCAGGTAGAGTACATACCTTAACTTTATCATAGCCGATAATCTTGGCAGCTACTTCAGCAGCCTTTTTACCAGGCTCATCCATATCAAAGGCTAAGATTACTTCATCAAATGAGCGTAACCACTCGCGTTGTTCAAGGATGATAGACGTTGCGCTAGCTGACGGGATCGCCACCGCTGGATAAAATCGTTGATACTTATCGTATTGTGCTTGAGCAATCGCCAGAGCATCAAGTTCACCTTCAGTGATAACAATTCGTTTTCCTGAAGATGATACGTTTTGTCCAAAGAGTTGTACGCCTTTGAAGTCTCCATGAATAATGAAAGACTTTGGTAGCTTACGTTCTTTGTAGGCAACGAGTTGATTTGATTTAGTATAAGGATAGAAGTGACTGCTGATAGTACCGTCTTCTGCATATGAAACTTTAACTCCATAGTGTGCAGCAACAGACTTAGTAATACCTCGTTCTTGAAATCCGCGTGTGTCATATGATAAGATGTCCTCTAGCTTGTGCATATCGTAATTCTCTTTGTGGTAGTGATATTCAGTTGGTTTAAAGTTAGGATCTACAGGTGCAGACTTCTGGCAGCTAAAGCAGAAGCCAAAGTTATCTTCCTCCTTATAACTAAACGCATCAGATGATTCGCATTTAGGGCAGGCAGCATGTATCCATCGTGACATAATTAATTCCAGTCTCTATCTTCTTTAAGCTCCCTGATGCGTTGTCTACGCTCATGAGCTTGCTCTTGCGTTTGTTTCTTTTGTTTAAATTTATTCTTGAAGTCATCCTTTAAAGATAGTTCTTCATCATATTGTTTTTCTTGTTTAGGTTTCTTACTCATACGATTTAGGTTTTAAAAACTTAACGGCTCCGATGTTCCCGTTATACCAAAGACGCTCCCCGAAAGGTGTCTCATCTCTAGATAAGACCTCACTTGACCATTGCTCTTGCACCTCGCTATATGTAAGATCTCCTGGGCCTGTACACCATTTGTATATAACAAAAGTAAATGCTCCAAGTCCGTACAACTCAATATCATCAAGGAGTTCTCTGCAGGAGGTTGTATATGATCTCCAGTCACTTTCTCTTGTAGTAACCCTTCGTCGCTTAGATCCGGGTATTTTTGTTCTTGATACATTTATTAATTGCTTTCTTCCAATGTACATTCTTCCTGTGGGTCCAAAGACGGCGTAAACGAATCCAAAGGCGTCTTTGGGTCTTGCACTGAGGGTAATCCAGTGTCCGGTGTCTTCCATGTAAGTCTCTCTTTTAATTCCTCAAAGTCTAACGGTCGTAGGTCATCATATGATTCTCGCAGATAAATAAGATTTGCACATTCAATGAATTGTTTCTTCCAAGAACGCTTCATCTTTTTCTGCCAGTTATCAATTAAGATATCCCATAGCTGGTGAAGTTCTTCACCTGTAACAATCTTATCTGCAGTAATAGGACCAAGACCCTTAATACCTTTAATGTTATCAGTAGCGTCACCCTGCAGTAGCTGCTTGATTTGAAACCTATATGCATCCTCATAAGTAACAAAGTAAGACTTTCCTTTACGGAAGTTATAGTGCCATCCGGGGATACAGTCTAGGTCTTTATCGATATGAGCAATAGTATAAGGGATATTATCGTAAGCAGCTTGAAGAGCAGTAAAACAAACATAGTCATCAGCTTCACCCTTATCAGATTCTACGCAATACTCCTTAGCGTGTTCGTAGATATCAATTACTCTTGCTTTAACAGCAGGATCAATATTATCTACACGATTAGCCTTATAGGTTTCATATTGGGTTCTGAAATTATCTTCACCTTTAATGAACACCATGCTGCTACTGCACTCAATACTCTTAATGATGTTCTCAATAGCTAGACCGAATTCAATCTTAGCCTTGAAGTTATTAGGTTGCTTATAT